CCGAGTTGATGGCCAGGTCAGTAGCGTAGTTGTGAATGATGTGAGGAGTCATCCGCCGTGAGGTGGTGTGCTCCAGAGCGAGGTGCATGGCTTCATGCTTGAGAAGCCCCTTGACCTGCGCAGACGTCAGGCCGGCGAGGAACCGAGGATTCCACCACATGTGAATATCGCCGTCCTTGGCAAGGACGCCGGCAGTGGGAATATCCTCAGTCCGTGTGTAGTTGACGCCGCGAAGCACTCCCGCGAAGAAGGGCTCCTCCAACATCATCCTCACCCGGTGCGGCTCGAGGTCGAAGGCTGCTGCCAACGCCTCATCCACCTGAGTGGTGGGGGCCAAATCTGTGCTAGTTCCTTTGTTCGCCATCAACGTCTCCTTATCTACATATAGATAATACCACGGCCGGTGGTACTTTGCACTCGCAGATCAACTTTATCAACTATTAGCCGCGCACACGTGGAAGGGCAAGGCGAAGAAGTCATAGACCACGCCTAGGCCGAATATTCCGCAAGTGAGCAGGTAGAACAGACCTGAGAAGGGTTTACCCAGGTAGAACCTGTGGAGACCCCAGGTTCCAAAAAAGAGTAAAAAGCCGTACGCCCAAAAAAGTGATTTCTTTTCGTTCAATCTTCCCTCCAATATTTATATTCTACCACAGGAGGGAAATGATTACACAAGTAGTATCTTATTTTAAGGTCTTCTCACGCGCGGTATCTTCCAGCTTGCCTAAAAAGGATTTCTTGATATCAAGAAGCCTATTGAAGTTCGCCCGGCGTCGGACGTCTGTCAGCAAACCGCTCGGCTTTTTGATCTCGCCGTCAATGAGCATGTCATCGAAGTTGTAGAACTTGACGCGGGGTGTCTTGCCCGATTTAGCACTCACATGAGGGGCAATCATAAGGATCATGAACGCCAACCCTAATGCGTGAAGATATCTCATGCATCTTAATTATGGGCCTCTGATAGAGCACTCACCACACATTTTGGACATAGCAGTCTCAAGCTGCTGCCGCTCTCGACAATCCAATCATCTGCATCCCGCACAAAATCAAATTTAGCATTACACTCAGAGCACTCCGTAGGCAATCCCGCCGTTACGTTGAGTGCCTGTTGCAAATCCTTTTGAGCACTCTTTCGGCGCTGCTTGTCCCGATTCCTCTTGATCTTTCGAGCGTGATTATTGGACACTCATCTCCTCCCAGGTACCCCCACGATTCGTGTACCGAATCTGACTGATACCGGCAGCACGGATATGCTCCATGCACCACCGACACGGTTTCGCAATCGTGAAACCATCATCTGATTTCCTGCAACGCAGAACCTCTAGAGTATCACCCGGCTGCGAAAATCGAAGCACACTCATCTCAGCGTGCATATTCGATCGCTGTGTGCCGTCAGGATAATTCCTCGTAAATCGAGGATGTGTCTTGCTAGTGTTGACCCCGATTTTCACCACCCTACCCTTGCGCCGCAAAATCGCGGCCAAGTGATAAGCTCTACCATTTGCTAGCGCTTTCTCACGCGCCTCGTAATACACTCGACATATCATCTCCTAATGAAATCTTTCCGGAAAGGTAACCAGTACCTCATCAATTTATAAATTCAGGGTGAGGCTCAAGAAACTTGAAGTCGTGGCCACGCACCTTGGCAACTGTGCCGTCAACGAGCACCCGTCGAATCAATTGCCGCGAGGTCCAACCGGATCTCACTTCAAAATCGTGACCTAGATAGATGATAGTGGCAGATGCTGGTAGGGCACTGTCTAACGTGAGCAGGACAATCGGGGCTTCCAGAAAAACGAGCCAATTCGTATCAGTGACCAGGCGGCCGCGCAGTACACCAACCCACGGCCAGGTCGGTTTCAAGGCCATCCCCTGCTTAAGCTCACCCACCTTCATAGCAGGTTTACGATCCGAGACTGTTGTCAAACAGATCCAAGTAACGCCCTGTTTGCGCCGGGGCAGCGAGGTCAAAACTACTCATCCCCGCCGCATGATGGCCTGGAATCAACGCAATGAGTTCATAGCCCGTAAATTGGGACTCGATCTTATCCTTCGCCTTAGAGTGGGCCACATCAGCACTGACCTGCTCCACGCATGAGGACCTCGTCTCTGAGTTAACTAGAACAGCTGTGTAGGGTCGTGTGTGCACCTTCTCTTCTCCTTTGATTGTTTCTATTGGCACTGGTTAAACATCATCCTCGTAACTCCCTGTGGACTCCTGCGGAGCATCATTAGCGGCGCCTAGGATGGCGTAACCACAAATATCATGCCAGGGACTCTCCCCGAATGCATCCTTCTTGTTCGCCAGACGAAAGAGCTTATCAATGACCCGCGTGATCGCCAGTGCATCCCGATACTGACTGGGCTGGATGCCCTCGGGGTACAGCACCTCCAGAATTCGACAGGCCTGACCGAACGAGTCACCGTACGCGACGTTCTTCTCAGCGACGAGCTTCCCGATATCAGTGCCGATCTTCTCAAATGCAGATTTGTCCACCATAGATACATGGTCTCCAGCGTTGTTTACTCTAGTATTGTATCATGTGGTGGAATGTTTTACACTAGCGAGGAAGTACTAGTTTTAGAATCTTCGACCCATGCCTGCTTGCTTCGGAAATTCTTGGCCGAGTTCAGGCACTTGCAGCTCTTCTTCTTCTTTCTTTTCTTGCTGACTTTGTTCCCACTTTTCACGGTGCTTTCGTTCACCAGGAGTTTCAGGAATGCCAAACTCAAAATCTGGATGCTGACGCCGGAGGCTTGCTCTCTCTTCATCCCTGCTTGCATAGAATTCTTGATATGCATCAGCAACGATCATTGCGCCACGATCCCCTTGTTCCACACCGATGACGGTCTCTCCGTCTTTTCTTCTCCAGTGCGGATCGTGTAGTTCATGTCCCTCAGGATAGCGATAGTACGGATTTGCAACCACTGCCCAACCTGTCTCTAGGCCCGAGGCCTTTTGAGAAACTTGTATCTCTTCTCCATCTGTTGCGCGAAGAGTGACTACGTTCGAATCAAGTGCCTGCTCTCTCAGCAGAACTTCCTTGATGAGACTTCTTAGTTGTCTCTTTGTGATTTTCATTGGGTCCATCTCCATCCAGCAGGATACACACCATAAGTATCGTGGAGCCAACTAGTGATCACGGCGTCCGCCTGCTCGATGTCCTCAACAGACTGATCCCAGTACTTCTCCATGACATCCATGGGGATCACTATCGACTCAAGCACGCCGGGCATGTCGGCCTGGTCGGCGGCGTCGTTGTACGAGGCGTTGGTCCAGGACTCATGCTCGAGATCCCACTCCACATTGACAACCCCTGTCTCCTCTCCCGTGCCGCCTGGCGCTGGGCCTATGGTGTCACCACCGCCACGCTCCGGCATATCCGGGTGATATAGTGTCTCGTGTATCATCATTCCAGCTCCTCATCCTTCATCTCCCAGCCCATGCGATCGCGTGAGTAATCGGTACCGCCGCCGGACTTCGTTATCCGAGCGTCCCAATCGAACTTGTCCAACAGCTGTATGCTGTGCCACTTGCCGGCACGAAGTTCTTCCATCGGCATGCCTTGGTTGAGGAACAGCTCCAGATCGTCGCGAGCCTGCTGCTCATCGTATGCCAACACGACGAAGTCCATCTCCTCTTCCTGTCGCACTCGAAGGGTGAACTCCTTCTCTCCTTTAGACCTGCGCCTTCCAGTGGATCCAGGAGTGCGCTTCCAGCTGGCGACTGCCTCCCTGATGATCCGTTTGAGCTGGTGTTGGGTGATCCTCATCTTATTGATATAACCCCGTCGCAAATCCGTCTCGGTCGTAGTCGTAGTCCTCGGGCCCCGCGATCAGTTCTTCGGCGCTAGTGAACGTCTCCTGCCAATCGGCATATTTCGCTTCTAACGTCTGCCAACTCGCGTAGACCATGATCTCATCGTTCTCATCGAGCTCAACGATGGCAGCTCTTCCGAATATCCGTTTAACCTGATCCACGACCCAACTGATCGGCTCGGGTGGATCCATGCCTAACGTGCCTGCTAGCTCTAGAGCGTGTGTGACATCATGCTTAAGCAGCCGGTCGATCTTATCCTGGTCTGGTGTGAGTGGAGGAAGGGGCTCTTCGAACTGCTCGCTGATGATCCGCCTGAGCTGGCGTTCGGTGATTTTTAGCTTCTTTCCCTCTTCGAATCCTGCCACAGTCCTCTGATTAAATTCGCCTTTGAGGTACCTAGAAAGTAAATTTGTCATGTTTAGATCTTCAAGGGGTGTGTCATCAGACATGGCTTCGACTTCTTTAGCCAGAGCATTTAGAAATTTAGTCTCTATGGGATTATCCACAATTGCAGAAATATTATCATCGACATCTAGATAATCCAGTGCAGTTCCAGTTCTTGCTTCGTCGTCCATGGTGTATGTTGATTTCAGAAGATCATGTATGGATTTTGCGGCTGCCACCGGCGGAAACAAGTCGGCTAAGAACCCCTTCCCAAAATCTTTAAGCGCTGCCTTTCCCTGCGCGTCCCTCTTCTTTCCGGATGCTGCAGCGATTGCGGCTTTTAGATCTCCGACACTTTCAATTTCCGGTGAAGCTTCACTCAGCAAGGCTCGGAATCTTTCTTCACGAACGAGCCGTCTTAGCTGTCTCTTAGTAATTTTCATCTACTCGCTCTCCAAAGGATACCCCAGAGATGTCACACTAGATTAAATATTAGTCTACGTCTGTTTTAATACGCTAAAGAAGGACAGCAAGGGGTTTCTGTCTAGGGCCGGCCCAACAGGATGCTTGAGATGAGAAGTGCCTGGTTGCCGATCCGACCATGTGTCCACTGTTCCCTATCAAAAATGCGGTAGGTGATCCGACCAGTGTGGGGGCCTTTGAGCAACTCTATGAATCTCTCCGCATTGTGGTGGGGCTCATCCCATTTTCTAACGAGAATGTGTAGATTAGTGGGTGATTGTCTCAAGCAGCCGTGCCATGCCTGATCCAGCCACTTGCTGTAACTAGCATCTGACCAGACCACTGCGGCGGGATTCAGGCGACACAGACTGCCCTCTTGGGCAGCAGCAGAGAGTGCGCTCCCGCCGGCAGAGTGCCCAGCGAAGATGATCTTGACCGCCCGGGGATCCTTTCCATGCTGCATCAGGCTCCAGATCTGCAAGTGATCCATCACGTCCTGGACAAAGTCCTCCAAGGCACGAGGACGCCGCCATACCCGGCCTTGGCGACCACGCGAGGTCGTCGTGTTGATCGACCAGGGCATCTCCGGGATGGCCATGACGACTGCGTGACCCTCGGCGAGCAATTGTTCCATCTGAGGGATTAGTCGTTTCTGAAAGGTTTTTTCTGAGAATCCACGCAGCCCGTGGAACCAGACAATTAGAACTATGCCATTGGGTGGTGTCGATTCGGGCACCACGAGAATGGTGTCCCGACGGTGGTTGACATGTCGTTTGTCGCGGTGTCCGTTGGCCTTGGCGCCGAAGATCCAGGATGTTGACTCGAATGACGCATTTCCCACCGCCCGGGTCCACCTCTCCACAGTTTTATCATAGACACCCCGTCCGGTGTGCACCCTAGCAGTGGGAGCCCCGCCGGCAGAAATGAGTAACGGTGTAAGGAAGAGTAGGACAGCTCTCTTAATTACTGTCATCCTTCATTCCTTTACCGTGCCATCTGGCATTGCGGCCGCGGACATCATAGTGGGTGAATGTCTTATACAGGCCCACGCCACCCTTCATCATCTTGCTGTCCTTGATCAGAGCCTCGATGGCCTCCTTGATCTCGCCCGAGGATAAGCCAGTGATCTTGATGTCTGCTGCCTTAGCCTGCATGTGCTGGCTCCGAGCCGCGCCGCCGATCTTACGATTGTACTTGGGAGTGCGATAGCCACTAATGACCCGGATGGGACGGCCCAGATGCTCCCGAAGAACCTGCAGGTTATCAGCCAATAGCTGCACATGCTCCATCAGTTCCTCGGGCACATCAGTGCCGTCCTTGCACTTAAACTCCGACAGACTAAAATTCTCTGTCAACTTATCCGACACTACATCACCTTCAGGCTGTGAGGGCATCTCTGACGGGGGAGCCTCAGTCGGCTGTGTCCCAAACGACAGAAACAACTTTCGAATTTCTTGCAGAAATAATGTGTACCAACGCACCAGGTATTATTAACTCCGGATGGTCACGTATTCTTTAAGCACATCATCTAGGCTCTTAACTACAGAGGATAGTGTGTATCCCGCGTCCTGTGCTCTCATTTGAGCCATGGGGTTACCCTTACCTTCAATCTGGTCGTACGCTTGTCTCGCGAACTCTCTTAATTGGATCAACATCTTCACTTCTTTATCAGTCATTTCTATCTCCTAGTCTTGGACGTCATCTCTGCGCCCATAAATATGTACCCTATCTAAAACTGTTCCGCCTCTGTGGAATCCTCCAACGCTAGCGTTGAGGAACCTCCAGACGATATAGTCTGTGCCACAAGATCAAAATATCCTGTGCCCACTTCTCGTTGATGCTTAGTTGCAGTATATCCATCAGCCTCTGATGCAAACTCAGCCTGTTGCAGTTCTGCATACGCCGTCATGTCGCGAGACTCATAATCCTGAGCTAGCTTAAACATGTGATAATTCAGGTTGTGAAAACCAGCCAAAGTGATGAACTGGAACTTGTAACCCATAGCACCGAGCTCTCTCTGGAACTTAGCTATTGTGGCATCGTCCAGTTTCTTCTTCCAATTAAAGCTGGGTGAACAGTTATACGCCAACAGCTTACCTGGAAACTTCTCATGAATTGCATCTGCGAATTTTTTTGCCTCATCCAGGTCTGGCTTACCCGTCTCACACCACAAGAGATCTGCATACGGTGCATAGCGTAGACCTCGACTAATTGCCATGTCCAGGCCACCGGTAACCCTATGAAAACCCTCTGGTGTCCTCACGTCCTCACCCTCAGCACAGGTCAAGATGAACTGACGATCCTCCTCATCAATGTCAGATGTGAGAAGTCGAGCGCTGTTAGCATCAGTTCGAGCGATGAGTAATGTCTCCGTTCCCATCACGTCTGCTGCCAATCGCGCAGCAACCAGTTTTCGAATGAACTCGGATCCCGGCACCAGTACCTTACCACCAAGATGTCCACACTTCTTGGCTGAGCTCAGCTGGTCCTCGAAGTGCACCCCCGCGACCCCCGCTCTAATCATTGTCTTCATTAGCTCAAAAGCATTCAACGGACCACCGAAACCAGCTTCCGCGTCGGCAACAATGGGAGCGAACCAGTCCCTGATCTTCTGGCAATCGTTCTCTGACCATTCAACCTGATCTGCACGACGCAGCGCACTGTTGATCTTCTGTGCTAGCATGGGCACACTGTGTACAGCGTACAGACTCTGATCCGGATACATCTCGTGTGAATCGTTGGCATCAGCTGCCACCTGCCAGCCCGAACAATAGATGGCCGGTACACCTGCCTTGACCATCTGCATAGCCTGATTGCCGGTCACAGCTCCCATGGCATGTGTGTAATCTCTCGTGGTCAAAAGGTGCCAGAGCCGCTTGGCAACGGCATCAGCAAAGGGCGCCTGTTCAGGTTGTGACCCTCTCAATTGAACAACATCGTCGGGCCCATATGGGCGCTCGATGCCTGTCCATCTATCACTGTGATTAGCCATGTTTGATCCTCTCATAGGCAGGTAGGGTTAAGAAATTCGTCAACTCAGGACTTCGACAAAGTTCATCAAAGAGTGGGGCAGCAGAAATCAATTCTGGATTCTGCTCAACAATTTCCGATGAAATTTTATTTAGAAGATCAACTGTGACAGGTGCGCCATCAGAGAGGCTCGCTCCATGTGTCAGCCACTGCCAAATTTGAGTTCGGGAGATCTCAGCAGTCGCAGTATCCTCCATCAAATTATAGAGTGGCACACATCCCTGTCCTCTCAGCCACGCAGAAAGATATCTAAGGCCCACATCCACATTTTGACGTAGACCGGTGTGGGTAATCTCTCCAACAGGATGCTCAAGCAGACACGCTTGATCATCAGACACGTAGTCATCGTGTTCGTGGTCAATCTGATTTTCTGTTGGCATGTGTTGATCAAAGATATCCCGAGCCAGATTCACCAGTCCGGGATGGGCCACCCAAGTACCATCATGTCCTGCCAGTACTTCCCGTTTCTTATCCGCCCTGACCCTGCTTAGGGCAGTGGTATTCGCCTGTTCATCTCCCCGAATGGGAATCTGAGCGGCCATGCCGCCCATCGCGTGGGCCCCACGTCGGTGACAGACCTGAATTACTGCCTTAGAGTAAGCGTTCATGAAGGGGGTAGACATTCCAATCTGTGCTCTATCAGGAGTTACTCGATCGGAGTGATTTCGGAAGGTCTTGATGTAGCTGAAGATATAGTCCCACCGTCCACAGTTCAGACCAGCGGAGTGATCCCGGAGCTCCCATAAGATCTCATTCAACTGAAAAGCGGCAGGCAGTGTCTCTATGAGCACAGTTGCTCGAATAGTTCCATACGGAATATTCAGTTGCTCTTGAGTCCACCGAAACACATCATTCCACCATCGAGCCTCCAGATAGTGTTCAATCTTCGGAAGATAGAAATAGGGTGCCTTTCCATTATTGACCATGTAACGGGCGTTGTGCCACATGAACAGACCAAAATCAAAAAGTGACGCGGAACATCGCTGTCCATCAAACAGAAAGTGTGCCTCTGACAGGTGCAAACCGCGAGGTCGCACAAATAGTACTGCCGGATCCTCCCCCACTTCATAGAGGCCCTTGGTCTTATGATGATATGTAATATCATCCCGCACTGCATCCTTCAGATTCTGCTGTCCCTCTAGGACATTCGACCAAGTTGGCGCTAGGCTGTCTTCAAAATCAGCCATGAACACATTAGCACCCGAATTAAGGGCATTGATAATCATCTTGCGATCAGGAGGACCCGTAATCTCCACACGCCTATCACGAATATCATCAGGAATGGGTGCAACACACCACTCGCTGTTCCTGATATCAGCTGTCTCTTTAGGAAAATCAGGTAAGATCCCAGCATCATACTGTTTCTGATATTGTTTCCGATTCAGAAGTAGCGTTTCTAAAGATGGCGTGAACTCTCTAACAAGCATCCCCAGAAAAGCAGACGATGATACTGTTAAAATTTCCTTTTCTGCACTCACTGTTGAATACTCCTCAATCATGTGCGTCATGAAAATATTTCAGTTTTGTGTCCCGTGTATACTGGGAAGTATCACATTTCTGATTATTTGTTTCGGCTGTGCCGGGCCTGTAGTCATAAGGCCCCTTCCCTTGGGCTCCAATTTTTGCCATAGGCTACGATCATTTCCGCCGGGGCAACACTTATCGCCCACAAACCAAACACGATGATCACCACAGTGTGTGAGAGCATGCGTCTTATCCCAACCGTTAGGGTAAATGTCAATTGATGTAGTCCCGCCGAGAGTTAGCTCGATATCAGAAAGGTCGCTAGCGACCAGTCTCACCTGTAGCGCACTACGAAGCCTCTGTCGCACAGCGTGCTTTTTGTCAAGTTCTTCAAATTTAGTTCGTTCAAAAGGTCCAGCATCTCGACCTGGAAGGGACCAATTGACCATTGAGCTCCTGAACGACAAAAAGTTTCCAGTCAAATTATTGAACTTATATGACTTCATAAAGTGCAGCTGTGACACTAAAATCTGCTTTACAAGTTTACTGTACGCGGCACTTCCATGCTTTTCTATTAAATGGGTTCTAAAATCTAACTTGTACTCACACACAAATTCTTTTTTCTCCTTGTCCCACTTAAATAATTGAGTGCCGTTACATGGCATAATGAGTAGATCCTCTGGAAATAGAGCACCAATAGACGTCCACGCGATAGAGGCCTGCTGTTCAATATAGTCAAGAGGACTGCCGCTCACAATGCCTATCGAGGCATATCGAGATAGCTCCCGTAAAATAGGCACCATTGCCCACTCCATAGATCTCCTCGGCGGAGTTAAGGTACCATCTAAGTCAAATAGAACAAGATCACTCATATCATGTGAGTGACATTGTAACAATAATTTTAACGGGGTTAATGCTCTTTTGTTACTAGTCGATCTGTGCACTCAAAATTTTATTTATCGTGGGAGGCATTGGTGTCTGCTTGAGACTCATACCTGCTTCCCTGGGTAGGTCGGACCCCTTAACTTGATTACATCGAACACAGGCTAAAACTACATTCTCCCAAACGTGACCGCCTCCCCTAGACCGGGGGCGTACGTGATCAATTGTGCCTGCGTCAAAGGCAACACGAGTATGACAGTACTGACACTCACCCCCGTCCCGCAGGTATAGACTTCTTCTCGTCAGTCGTGCGTGTCTATTGATGTTCCTGATTCTCGACACGATCACACCCGTAGTGAACCTCACAATAGACGGGCATGGATAGCGACCCGAAACTGTCTCTATCGTCAGCCTTTCGTGTATCTCAATAATTTCTGCACGACCACCAATAACGGCAGAGATCGCCCTCTTCCACGTCGTCTGAAATAACGGCTCATATCCTGAACTCAACATCAACACTGGTACTGTCAGTAAGTGTGTTAGATCAGACACGTGTGTTCATACTAAACATTGCTGATTCTAACTATTCAGATACAATGGTCTCGCGCAGGTATGCCCTAACAAGGTGTGCCCGAAAATTACGATGACCTCCAGATAGTGCACCGCGGTAGTCACCGAGGCCACAACGCTCTCTATCGGATTCCACGGATGCTTTATGGCGGATCGAACCTGGCAGTCCCTTAGCTCGGGCGCGCTGGTGTATCGCGCGCTTTAGAAGCTTTCTAAACTTCCTTGTCGTTTCACGTCTCTCCTGAAGACTTAGCGAATCCAGGGCATTTGTGAGATAATCCGGATCTGCCTCACAGAGTGGCACGATGCCCATGTCCAGGCAAGTCAGATTCATGATCAGACTATTTATGTGTATCATACCTCAGCCGTCTGTGTATATCTGTTATTTACATCATAGTACAGAAAGCTTGTATTTACACATAATCGTCATCAAAACTACCCGCTTCCTGCAGCTCTTCTTCAAACATTTCCTTGGCTGACTCAACGGTACCGAGGACATCCGGGTCGAGGCCGGCTTCTTCTAACATCTCAATCAGATGATCAAATGCTCTTATAATACTTGCTGTATCTCTCACCATACTCATATTCTCCATGTACCAATTTTATAATTGGATGTGTTTCGGCTCGTTTCTATAATAATCATGTTCTATTTTTTTTTGACGAAATAGTTAAACTATAGAGGAGGCACCCATGAAATTAACAGAATCTCAGTTGAGAAGGGTCATTCGCCGTGCAGTGACAGAGTTGTTTGTTCGTCCCAAGCATCGAAAATCACTTTCCAAAAAGGCCCTGAGTGTAACGTATACAGGCGGCTATGGTGGGGAAGGAATGGATCTGGGGTTTGGAGAGTTTGATGAGGCTGACCTTGACGAGGAAACCGAGCTAGATGAACAGGACGAAAGGGCTTCAAGACGAACTTAATCGTCTTAAGCAAAAATTGTACCTCAGGCTTGTTGCCTGCTTAACAGTACTTAAAACCGGCGCGCTCCTACGTTTCATATTCATGGCCAACATCTTAGATGGGCTACTCACCTTACACTGGATGAACATGAAGGTTGCTGATGAAGCTAATCCTCTCATGGCCCACTTAATTGAAATCGATCCCAATCTTTTTCTTGGGGTAAAATTTGCTGCAGTCACAATATCCTGCCTGATCTTTTGGAGATATCATCGATTAATCTCTGCCAAGATCGTCATTATTCTCTCTGCACTGCTATATGCAAGTGTCCTAGGACTTCACGTCGGCGGTGCAATTCATGCTGACGTGCTCGTAATGCCCACAATGATAGAACTTAGAAATGCTGCATTTGAGTTATGGCATCGATGTGTGTCCTGGATCTCGACCCAGATACCTCAATAAATCGTTCTTTGACTGCAGTAATTCTCTCTTTTTACTTGGAGTAAGTCTCTTAAACCTAGCCTCTAATGTGGCCGACTCAGATCTATCCTTGCAGCGCAACGAAAAAAGCAGGTCCACGGGCCGGCGAGATCTGGTGTACTTGGCACCTCGTTTGGTGCTATTGTGCTCATAGAGACGACGTCCTAGGTCCTTAGTGATGCCACAATACAGACTCTTATCGGCACACTTCACTACGTAGAGATACCACATCAAACATCAGAATGATGCAATTCGCTCATTGGGTACTTAATTTGTTGACCACTGTTGAGCTTTAGAATACAGAACATCTCCTGCTGTGCAGTTCCCCCAACCATCCACGGTCCTGGTTTGCTTATTATCTCTACTACTATTCCCTTGATTCGAACATCAAGAAATGCCTGTACCTCATCACCCACGCGTATCATTCTCACTGTGCTTCATCCTTTGTTGTACTCACAACACTAAACATCACCAAACCCCGTTAAAAAATCAAGACTGACAAACTCTCCGGATCGAGCCGGCTGCAAGAGGATCTTTCCACGTATCGTGTAGTTTTCCACGTCAGCCTGTGTGGTTGTTGACGTATCAATCATGACCCTGAATCCCTGCAATCCTCGGCGCTGCTGAATCTGAGAAAGCAATGGCGTCACTGCAGCAGAGAAATTCGCCAGAGTTTCGCTTAAACTGGTATCCGGAAATAGCGTATCTCGAGCGATAACACGGACCTGACGGCGGATATTAATCAACAAGCGCCGAACATTGATTCTATCAAGAGATCCCGCTGCAGCCTTCAACGTCTTCTGACCAAAGATCACGACTCCGGGGCCGCCGTCGCGACTTATAAGCGAATTGATATCAGCGCTGTATAGATCATCCAGATTAGAATCTTTCAGTTTGACCTGGGTCTCCGTGACAGTTTCCAAATGCCCTCGAGAAAAACCGGCGGGAGCAAACCAGGGCGCGCCCAGAGCATCATTCAACGCGTAGGCACCGAGCACTGCCACTGAGGGTGGACATCGCACGTCAGTATTAGTCTCAAGATCCCTGATGAACACATCAGGAAAATAGGCTGCCGCAAATGAGGAATCAAGTGAACGGCCCTTGAATCGACTGATCGTGTCCGAGAGGCCCACAATTTGTGCAGAGGACGTCACAAAGGTAGCAGTGTCATCTTTCTCCTCAATATCCATGATATATAGCGCGTCGAATCGCCGCTCAACTGCGTCGATCGCATAATCCGTAATGTTCTCGTGACGAAAACCAGGAGTGACGAGTAGTTGAATATCAACATCCGCTTTCTCTGCCATGATATCAATGGCCTTTCGAACAGATGCCACTGTCGCCGAATTAACACCAAACTCATTGGTGCGATCAGCCATCTCTCTACGTACGGCTGCATCAGTCATGTTAAATTTGTCCTCATCAAAAATATTGAGACCATCAAATCCGCCATAGACTGGGAACGTAAAATTAAGATGATCCTTATTGTTATCGTCCGCGAAATCCTTGTTAGGATCTAAAAATCTTATGCCCCAGCCCTTGGGGTCTGCGGCGTCGGATGCAGGGTCATCTAGATGACCCTCTGGACTTATGAACGAGGCGCTGGGGGCCAGCACTCCATTCCGACTATACTTCGCGGATGCCCATTTCGTCGAATCTACTACACCGTCAGTACCGGTTATGACTTGGACCCGTTCCAAGGTGAATAGATTATTGTTGAACCTATCTGCATCCAGCACACTCCCAGCGATATCGAGGGTTCCTTCATTGGCATCAACAATCGGATTTTGGTTGGTAGTGTGAAAATTGGGAAAGTATTTCACAAAACTGGCAATCGACGCGTCTATTTTATGCTCACGATTAGGCTCTTCTAGCAATGTCTTCTGTTCAAACTGCACACCCCAGGTTAAGCCCTTCACTACCTCGTTCTCTTCGAATTGTTTACTTTTTTGATTAGCTATGTGTTCCCTGAAGGGTATCGGCAGCTGCACACAGCGTGATAGCTCATCAGTTGTAATACCGACAGTGCTAGCAATAGCAGAGGTGGGAAACGACCCTGTCAAAATACTGGCATGTGGTGTTGAAGTGCCTGACGTGACGAGGTGTGGCATTCCCCTGAAGCCTACAGGAATAGTAGTAATATCTAAGCGACCTCGACGGAGATCGTCAGATTCTTCGATGCGGATGTACCGAGAGATATTAGCCTGGGTCCCTTCAACAACCACCTTCTGGGAGCCTGGTTTCTTATCAAAATCATAAAATATATTGGCGTCCCCGATCACCTTAGTGATGTATTTGTCTGATGAAGGATTCAGATCAAGACCGGTGAACGTATCCAGGGGCGCCGCCGTTGTGCTTCGGTCTGCATCATTAAACTCGCGGACCACCAAGTCAAATGTTCCGAAGCGAGTAGTGGGAGTCTTCGCTCGAATGTTCTCAATAGTCACCTTGAATTCTGTGTTGCTCCCACTACCGGCGGAGATCGCGTGTACACGAAAGAGATTTTTATTCTGACCCCGGATCCGTTGTGATATCACAAAGGGGGATCTCGCAGTCGTGAATCTATCTGTGAATGACTCAAAATCAGACACACCGACATTAGAGGTGGTCGAAGCTGCAGAGGTTGCGCGCGGCATACTACCAGTGAGCAAAAAGCCCAGTGTGGATCTCTCATGTCCTTGACCTTCGTCGACGGCGTGGCCGGTCCGGATGGGCATGCCATCAGTGTCGCCTATACCTGATCCCGTAATCACTGCATATGCCGGATGAATGTCATAATGAGTGTAAAGACAGTGCCCAGCAAGTTCAATTGCGCGAGGGTCAGTATTGAATATACGGGCAAAATAGATATCACTCCAAGGGTCAAAAGAGCTGGTTATGACGTTGTCATAACCTGTGGTCTGTTTGTGCCCATTTAGAATCATCGTAAAAGAGTCGCTGCCTAAGGATCCAGTGATCACATCACCCAGATTGGCTCCACCCATATCACCGACACCAAACACTTTACCCGCAACAGTTGTCGACGGCAAGTTGTTGGGTACCAGTGAAGAGCTCAAGGAGGCCACGACTCCGGACGGAGTGAATAGGACCCCCCGAATAATTGGATGTGATCCGGTAGTACCCAGCTCTGTAATGCCCGCGTCAGAGAAAATCGTCGATCCCGCTGACTGTGACATGAAGCACCCCAGGAAAAAAGTCCTTCCTAAAGTTCCGGCGCTAGGATCAGCAGTTGCTGCGTAAGCATTCGAACCGATAATGCCGTTCGCTTGCGGCAACTGTTGGCCGACAGTGAAGCCCGCGTTGGTCACTGCACCGTCAGTGGCACTTCTCTTTTTTCCGTCGCCGGCGCCCAAGATTCTAACATACACAACCGAGGCAGCATTCCTCATCCACTCATTAACAGCTATCGGGCCAAACTTCTTTCCGTCTGTGTTCCCAAAATTATCGATGAAGGTCTGGAAGCTTCCCAAGTCGAGGGGCACGAAGGCTGGGCCGCGAACAGCAGTGCCAATGACACCGGCGGGGACTCCGCTAGGCGACGGAGCAACCGTCGATCTAGATAAATCAACTGTTCGTGTGGTTACCCCGGGTCTATTACCTGCCATTAGAGAATCTCCTGAATTATAGCGCTCTTTTAATACTTATCACCCACACGCATGATTCTCACTATGCGTCGCCCTTCATTTTATTGTGCCATTTGAGCTTTTTGACATGATCCTCCAGATGCTCTTGCAGCATCCCCTCGTTATCTTTTGCCCAGGACTCCATTTCGCTCTCCTTCAGCTCATCAAGCATCCTCCACAAGGATTCATTTTCGTCCTTGATCTCCTCAATTAGATCCAAACAGTAATTTAGTGAAGTGTCTATCCATTCAACGTGAGAGGCTGCGGGGGGACGGAGGCGTGTCCGTAACCAATCACGAATGTCTTCTAGTCGTTCATCATCGGACTTTTCTGGTGATTCTGTTTGCAGCAATTGTTTATCTCGTGCTTTAAGCGTCATCTATAAGGTACCTCTCTACTGGCTCTAGTTTTGTCAAGTAATCATTGCCATATAATCCATACATTGCAGCAGATACACTCGAGAGCAAAGAGTTGCCATCTTGAGGTGTCATCGCAAATCCGACCACTTTAGTGACACCTGACGACTGAGTCACCGATAAGCTCGGCAGACATACCACTGCTTGATTGTATATTCGTCCATAGAAGCCGTGATCACGCCCAAAACTGAATACTTTGTTTGTTGTCTCATGCTGTGTCGTAGTCACAAACATGTCATTTCGAAATCTTTCGACGATATCCTCCTGCGTCAATTTTTCACTTAACAAAAGAGAAAATCTCACCATGTGCATATACTGTGAGTTGATTTTCATTGCGCTCGAGAATATAGGAAAACTCCCACCCGTCTTGGTGTGTAATAGATCGTTGACATCCCTTGCATGGTGTGTACCGAATCTCGTGTCCGAGTGTTTTTCGGCGGTGGGCGCCGGCACGAAACCCTCATTCTGGCTCGCATCATTCGCCCGCCTGATGCAGACAAAATCGCCGGCGACCAACTTAGTCAAATCACCCGACGTCAATGATAAAATGAGTCTACTGATAGCATGCGTATTACAACTCACTACCTGCACAAATGACGGCGCTGCCTTGTTCATCTCGACATCATTGATGCCCCAGGCATAGGGAAAACCAAACCCTTTCTCGCTTCCTTGAGCGATGAATATCGTATTAGAATTGTCTGCATGCGCTTGATAAAACAAGACTTTATTGTTGTTTCCTGCGGGGGTACAGTCAATCACCACATCCGAAATTTCCAAGGATTGCTCTAGAGTATGAGTTACCTCATGACCAAGATCTATGAAATTTTTCACCTGATCTTCGTTGACAACTAGACCCGCGCCTTGTCCAATGAGGCTATTGACTTTAGCAGTCTCATAGTCTAACGGTGTGCGCTTATGGAAGATGACTCGATCAATTCCGATCTCTCCCTTGAGACGAGCGAGGAGGCCGATCAGTGGTTCTCCAATCGTTCCCGTCCCAATGACTAAGACAGTCTTTTGACCCATAAATTACTCCCGGCGCTGCCTTCCGGATAAGTGTAATCCTATCTCAACATTTGTATTCGAGTTGGGGCCTAGCCCTCTTGAAGCCACGCATCTCGATCTTGCATCTGGGCATAGAGGTCATCATCCCATGGACCCTCGCCACCCTTCATTGCACAATTGAGTATAGCCTCTTCGGCGGTGAACTCCTTGAAGACCTCGGGCTGGTACATGTCATAGTAGATCTCTTTATCGATTCCGTCCGGCCTGGTGGCGCTTGTCTGGGAGTCAAAGACCAGATCACCCATCTCAACCCAGCCGTGGACAATAGGCTTTGGTGGATTCTTCCACTTATCTGTCACAGTGCCATGGACAACTTTGAACTTAGACTTATCATTTAGATCAGGATGTTTCTTTGCCGATCGGCCTGGTCTTCCCTTGGTGTAGTATTCCTCGAACCATTCCTCGGCTTTCTGATATGCGAAGGGAAAGCACATGCCCTGAGCAAGAACATTCTGCTCTACTAACAGTTCTCTTATGTACTCGCGGAGGAGACTCATCTCACAGAGTCTCCAGGGTTGCCGGTCAAATTGGCAATGGAGACATGAAAGCGACGAGATGGTTCTGGATCTCCGGGAGAACCGCCCACTAGCTGGATCACATCCTGCACATATGTCTTGAGCTCATCCTGGTTGCTTACCCACACCACCCACGACTTCCTATCCAGCGCTTCATCGGATCGCTCTTCCACAGTGCCTTCCAAAGTGACCGCCGGCGGAGGGGGAAGCATTCCGTCTTTTGACAATTGCTTGAGCTGTTTTTTGTACGGTTTCAGGACACTCTGATGTGCCAATGTCACGTGAAACTTATCTTCGGGTAGAGGAACGGCTTCCGGTGGTAGCTGTTGTAAAAGAGATGAGACACTGCTCACTATCGCCGGGGAGGGCATTAGCTTGAGAATTCCGGTGAACTTTACTTCTTGTTCCGTTAATAATTCTCGTATATATTCGCGGAGGAGACTCATTTGCGCCTCCTTTTCAATGCGTACTCATCCCAGCGTTCTACTTTATCGCGCATCCCCTCGATGTTGAAACGCGCAGGAATCTGGATGAAGGGCAGCACTGCGTGGACCAGAAACATCACTCCGGCCACAGTGAAATGGATGCCGGCAGTGCCAGCGAACAAGAGGTGGCTGAGATACGTCTCGTTGTTGTCGCTTACGTGGCTCATCGGTAGTTCACCGCCCCGATCACCGTGTTCTCCGGATACTTCTCAGCCATCTTGTCTTTCAGGTGACCGATGCTAGGGTGCATCATCTTACCGAAGTGCACGTATGAGCCGGGCTCAGATGCATGCCTTCTAAAGAACTCATCCACCAATCGGCTGGCAACTTTCTGCCCACCAAACTCGTCTCGAGTCTTCATGTAATCGATGTACCACATGGGCGCGCCATCGTCGGCAGTGCCTTGCGAGTGATAGTCCAGAAATCCGATGACGCAGTCATCATCGACACCCGGAACGAGCTGGCCCTTCCTAGGTTTCTTTAGTGGTCGACCGGTCTTGCCGCGGCGTTCCCACTCCTGCACATCTGCGAAGTAGTAATCGCTTTCGTGGGGCGGATCGGTGACCGAAGTGTCGCAGAGAGCCAGGCGCTTGACATGGCCACCTCTGTTGTACGATAGAGGTGAATCGACCTCTCGGAACTCTACACTTTCGGTGAGGAGTCCCCTTATGTACTCACGAACCGCTGACTCATCCAATTCCTCTGCTGGATCGTATCCCGGGTATGCCTCCTTCGGTTTGCCCATCGCGCGGGTGATGTCCTCTATCCTCTGCTTCTCGTCCTCTTCGAGCTCCCTGATCGGATTGAGCACCATGCGAGGCACGATGTAATCTCTGTCCAATCGACCGGTCATCTCACCGTACCACCTGATGAAGTCCCACGACAGGCGGACTTGCATGCCCTTCTTCAGCTGACCGACGTACACCATCCAAAGCTCCGAGCGGTGCCACGCCTCTTGGGTTGTCTGCTGATCTGGTACACAACTTATTACGCCCTCTTCTCGATGAAGGTCGTCGTCTGGATCAACACCGGAATGTCGGGCATATTTCTCCCAATTAAAGTCCTTTCCGTACTCATTGTTGGGCGAGCTTGGACAATGAGAGCCGTACGGCACTCGAGTCTCTATCTCGTCACCGCTCTTATCCTTGATGTCGACTGCGTATATGTGTCCGGTAGCAGCGCTCCCTAAAGCCTCGAGAGCCTTGTCGATGGTGGGGGCCAGTGAGATTCGGGGATCGAACTCATCCTCAATTACCCGGCCATCTTCGTCCTCGTACGGATGCCTGGGAACTCGGGGCTCCATGACCGTGCCCACGTCATCACCGATCCAGCTGCTCGAAATGTGGTACCACTCGAACAGTCGATCGAGATCTCGCGCGGATATGGTGTACGGTGAATCTCCGTAGAGGCTATCAACAACCCTCTCTAGTGGTTGCTCCCACCAGTGTGCATTAATGTACCACATCTTCCGGCCGTCGGGGGCATCGGGGCTGGAGTATTCACTCAGCATCCCTCTGACATACGTGCGCACCATGGACTCAGTCATCTCCTCCTGTTCCAGCACGTCGAGCACAGCATTGCTGACCGGCACGTCCTGCGCCTGGAGGGTGTTGAATATCTGGGGTTCTTTTTTCACAGTCCGCTCTCCGTCTCTAGATCCCACGGCCCCCAGTGCCCATACTCTAGGATCTTCTTGCGAGCTTCTTCCCACGTGTACTCGATGGTGTTGCCGATGTAGTTGATCTGGCCGATAGCATAATAGAGCGGTTGAGGTATCTCGAGGTCCCTGCCATTGGCCTTATCGATCACCATGCCGTTGCCCAGCACCCAGGCGTGTCCGTACGTCATGCCTTCTAGTGCGCCTTGACCGGCAACCTCCCCGTGCACCAAGATCAGGTCGTCGCAGCGATCAGCAGCTAGACACTCGTCCATCATGTATCTGCCGGCAGCTTGGTAGCAGTCTCCGCCGGTATTTTGCTGCGAGACTCCGTGCTGTTCGGCCGCGGCATCCTGCGACGCCTGGAGCTCCTCGACAGAAATCTCGTTGATGTACTCGCGGAGGAGGCTCATTGCGGCTGCCTCACTAGAACCTCACCGTAGTCCGCATCCGTCTGCTCGAAGCCGGCTCGCTTGTACCAGCTGATCAGATCCTCATCGGACACCGACTGCTGACCGAAGGGTGCAGCCAGCAGCCTGAGGCTCACACCGTGTTTATCAGCCAGCCCGGTGACCTTGTTCATCACCTTGGAGGCAAAACCCTGCCGCTCACAGACGTCCGGCGGCACGGTCTGGATGCTGCTGAAGTATATGCCACCGCGATGATTATCGATCCGGATGTTGGTTGTTACGATACAGTGCTTGCTGTCGATCTCCCCCATGTACCAGTAGCGATCACCGCGACTCCCCATGGGGTTAACCTTGGAGAGAGACTCGTACTCCTTCATGAAAGCAAAATCCTCGGCCGTGGGCTCAGGCCGGCCGTACTTGTCCCAGGTGACCTCCAGAGCCTGAGTCTGCTCGATCAGGAGTCGGACGTATCGGCGGAGGATCTTCATCGCGGTTCCTCAAATTCAATCTTGCCCAGAGCCTTCAGTCTATCAATTGTAGGCGTGCCATAGACACCGTACAGTTTGGACAGAGGAGACCGGGTGAATTCGTCGCCCGCTTCGTCATCATGACCGACGTCCCCCCATGCCACCTGCTGCAAGCAGTTATCGTACTCATCCGGTGTCAGGGTGTTGTATAGATCGTCCAGTTGTGCGACCTCGACGTCTGGTCTGTTATCCTGGTAGAACTGCCAGACCTTCTGGGCCTCGTCCGAAACATCGTTGCGATCTGCTATGAGACCGCTAGCGACCATCGAGGCGATCTCCATGGCGATGTCATAAAGCATCGGGCCCCACCCCTGTTCGGCTTGCGAGGTATGGACTTGGTACGACCCTAAGCAGGGATCGGTATCAGTACCGGCAGGGCCGATCGTTATCGATCCTACCGTCCGGTTATCGCCAGTAAGTTCGATGCGGTACTCGTCCCTCATGTTGTCAACGTATACCATCCAATCGGCAGGCAGGTCCTCGGGACGTTTGGCTGCCTCAGTGAGCAGACCCCTGACATACTCGCGTAACAGGTTCATGGTGTGGACTCTCCGGTCCACTCTGCTATTGCGGCCTCGAGGGGTAACTTATTCTCTGGCGCATGCAGTCCCCACTTAGCTATCTTTTCTGGAGAAAAGACGTGGTCTAGGGGGAATGCATTCCTCTGCCTAGGCCAACGTCCTGGGTGATCTTCCAGGTACTTCTTGATTTCTTCTGGCGTGTAGGGCAGCCCGAGGTCTCTTGATGTTATAGGAGATAAAAGAAACTCAGCTCTCAATCGATCTAAGATGGGCGTGCCGGTAGATCTTTTATGATACGTC